ATATAGGAAGACTGAACGACTCGGACGATACAAAGATCGGAAGCATCGAGGATTTCCTTTCATCCACCTTTGAGGCGTCGATAATCGACGGGGCCATAACCGCCATGTGGATCGAGGTATTTATAGCTATGGAGCTTCCGGAGGAACTAAAAAAAAAGCTGTCGCCGGATTCTGCGCCGACCGTCGCGGAATAAAAGGCGATTGCCCATGGATCATCATCGAGACGATACCAGGAATCACCGATTGTGATATACTGGTAACGAACGGTGAGGGCGAGGATGATGGGAGCGAGTGGCATCTGAGCGACTTTGGGCGGGATGGGGATTATTCGGCTATGTGGGCGATATACCGGAGGCTGGCCATGGATGGAAAGTATGCGTACTCTGGTGGGTGGGCAGAACAGCTTGCCGTGCATATCGAGATAATCGACCTGTTCCGGGCGCTTGACGCCAGCGTCGAGTATCCGAAGGCGAAGGAATAAACCATGAGCACAGTCGAGGAAATAAAGATTGTAGTCCGCGCCGAAGTGGATGAAGCCATCCGCAAGATGAATCAGCTTGAAACATCAGCGAGCAAGAACAATTCAACATTTGCAAAGATGCGCGATGTCATGCAGGGGCCGGTCGCCGTCTTCAATCAGGTAATCGCTGTTATCGGGAAAGTGAAGCAGGTATCGGACGCGATGGAGGCTTCATGGGGCGCACAGGCTGAGGCCGCCGCCCTTCTGGCAAACGCTGTAAAGACTACAGGCGCGAGCGCGTGGACAAGCACCGGACAGCTCGAGGCAATGGCCGGTAAACTGCAGCAGATGACCAAGTACGGGGATGAGACCGTAGAGACCATGCAGACTGTATTGCTTGGCTTCCGAAACATCACCGGAAAAGAGTTTGACCAGGCTACAACCGCCGTCCTGGACATGGCAACGGTGATGAAGATGGACCTAACATCAGCCGCTCAGGCTGTAGGAAAGGCGCTTGATGATCCGATAAGGGGAGTTGACTCACTAAGCCGCCAGGGGTTCAAGTTCACAGCCCAGGAAAAAGAGATGATGAAGGCCATGGTAGAGGCCGGAAACATCGCTGGTGCGCAAAAGATAATCCTTGACGAACTCGAAAAGACCTATGGAGGCGCGGCCGAGGAATCAGGCAAGCTTGCGTCAAACCTGAAGGTCCGTCTTGCCAATTCCATCGGCGAAGTAAGCGAGGAGATAGGACGCCAGATTTCAAACAACCTTGCACCATGGCGACTGCGATGGATAGCCATGGCTGATGCAATAGCCGTTGCAATGAAGGCGCAGAATGATTTCAAGGATGCCATGGACAAGGCGTCGAAGGGGACGGCCACAACAGACGATAGAATAACCATAGCAACAAAACAGCTCAGAGAACTTGAAGCAACGGCAAAAGAGGCTAAAGCAAGCCAGCAACAGGCAATCATGGCGTTTGGCGAAGGGATGGGCGGAGATACTGCGTATATCGATGACCAAGTAGAGGCCCAAAAACAAGTAATAGCATCCCTCAAAGAACAGGAACGGCTTGAAAAGCTTTATGCAGGCGCAAATGCAGCAAGGAACCAGTCAGATATCGACAAAGCCAAAAAGGCAGCAGATGATGCCGCGTGGCAGACCGCGCTTGATGAAAAGAGATTGGGAATCGCCAAGCAATACTCTGACAGCATGCGCACAATAACCCTTCTTGGAATGACCGGCAAAGAGGCAGAGGAAGCAAGGCTTGCCGCTGTTACCGCACAATCCGAGTCATACGCAAATCTCATTGTATCAATGAATCTTGTCAAAGGAGCGACTACCGATGCCCTTGACGCTTCGCTTCAGCTTCAAGGCATTTTGGAGCGAGGCGGGTTTGATATAAGAATGGAAGGTGCCCAAGATGCAATGGATGCCATCGATGATGTGATGGGAGGCATCGACGCGCTTACGGAAGATCAGAAAAAAAATGTGGCGTCAACCGGAATATTCAAGCCGTCCATGGAAGGCGCTCAGGAATACATGGATGCCATCGATGATGTGATGGGAGGCATCGACGCGCTTACGGAAGCTCAGAAAAAAAATGTGGCGTCAACAGGAATATTCAAGCCTTCCATGGAAGGTGCCCAAGATGCAATGGATGCCGTTGACGAATTGAACAAAGGGATGAACGACAGCAAGAACGCGATAAAGATGATGATGATGGCATACGACACTACCATGACCGCGAACGTCGATAGCACCAAGAAGCTGACAGAAGCCCAGCGTGAAATGGAATCGGCTCTAAAATCAGGATTTTCCAGCATGTCAGAGGCATTCGGGGCCGCGATGGTGCTTGGTGAAGATGGATGGAAGGCTTTCGGTCGTGCAGGACTAAACGCGGTTGCCGCAGTGCTGGAAGCCCTAGCCGCCGCCAAGGTGGCAGAGGGAATTGCCGCCGGATTCTCGGTTATCGGCGCTCCGCTTGCTCCAGGATATTTTCTGGCAGGTGCCGCGCTATATGCCGCCGCAGGAGCTACAAGGGCTATCCCCATGGCCGAAGGTGGAAGCGGCACAGTGACCAAGCCCACCCTCTTCCTTGCCGGTGAGGCCGGGCCGGAATCGTTCGCGTTTGGCGGGGCCAATAACAAGCTGATGGGTGGAAAAAGCTACAGCACCACCACGGTAAACAACACCGTGATCCAGAATATAGGCGGATCGGTGATAGCCGAGCGTCAGGTCAAGTCGCTTGCCATGAGCGGACTGGCCCAGGCTTCAAGGGGGTATTAGATGGCAGATATAACTTTTGCGAAACCTACTTTCACGGACGGGGTATCGCAGGTTTCGGCGGCGACGTTCCAGCCGATTGCTGACGCGCTGGATGCAGTTGTCAAGAGGGCTTGGATATCGACTACGGCAACAGGTGGAGAGGACGGCAACGGCGGGCAACCACCATCAGCCAAACCAAACAGGACAATAGGATCACCTCCCGGGTATTTCGGAGTTGTCTTGCACTCAGATGGCAATGCCGTGTCCGTTCCAGCTTTGGGTGGGCAAGTTAAATGGTACAGCATGACTGGAGTCAACATAGGCACTACTGGCACCACACAAGGGATTAGTGCATCAGGAGCGGCGCTTGGAAACCAGACCGGATCAGCGGTTGTCATGTACGAAAGGATATCGTGATGAAAATAAAACAGGCGCACAGAAGGTTAGACGGAACATACGTAGTTGATAATTACCACGTATGCCCAAAAGAAAAAGACCCTTACGGAAAGTACGACATTGCCGAAGTCGAAGCCTATATCCTCGACCACCCCGAAGCCCTGATCCCCGAGCCGGTCCCGCCAGAGCCGACGGCGGAGGAGCTGGCCGCGCGGCGCAGGGCTGAGATCAAGGCGCAGATCGCCGAGCTTGACCGACAGAGCATAAGGCCGATACGGGCCAAAGAGCAGGACAGGCTTGACGAGATCGAGGCAAGGGTAGTGGAGCTGAGGGCTGAACTGAAGGCGCTGGAATAAAGGCGGTTTGACATGGCGCTGAAATATATCGACCAGGCATGGAAGAATGATCAGCGCGTCAACTTCGCGCACCGGTTCAACTTCTACATCAACCCACGGGGAAGGGTGCTTCCGGCGCTCACATCCGCCGGGGTGTCATATGTCAAGAATACGTCAGTAAACGGCGACAATATGCGCGGGACGTACCGGATGCAGACGGGTGCGACAACCAGCATTACCTACCTCTACACCATGCCGCAACGCTTCATCGTCGAGGGATGGATCAAGCCGGGATTCGCCTACAACGTCGCCGGAAACCAGACGCTTTTCCAGTGCGGGGACGCGGCTGAATTCTCGATCATCTACAACGCCACCACCGACAAGATCGACATGATCCAGAGCCCCGGCACAACCCTTTCGACAAGCGCCTTCACATCCGACGTGGATCTGCAACAGTGGCTACGTATACGCGCGTGGTACGACAACACGAGCAAACTTGCAGGATTATACGTCACACGCTCTGGCGTCGCCCTATGCGATTCCCAGAACGTTCCAGGGGCCGGTGATTTCATCCCGCTGAATACCATCTCCTTCCTTCCCGGGGTGACGGCGCAATCATCCTATTGGGCTATCCATGAACTTGACGAAACCCTTGCAACTGGGGAATACAAGACGTACCGGGCAGACCGGCAGATAATCTTTGACTTCAACGGCGCAACACTGGGACGCGAGCGCATCCGTATTCCCGTCGTGCACACGCCGACCGACACGCGCGGGGTCAAGTCTTTCAGCCTGTCAAAGTCGGTCGAAAACCCGATGACCGGAAGCGCCGGGGCGAACACGGCAAGCATGACGCTCTACAATGTCAACGGGCAGTTTTCCGATGACCAATACGACGCATTCGATCCGTTTGAAGGCCGGTACAACGGAACGCAGAAATACCTGCAAAACCGCGTCGGCGTCGAGATCGAAAGCGACTACCAGGTCAGCGCGGGCAGCATAGTCTACTTCGGAGCGTCAACGCTTTTCGGCGTGACCATGTACGGTAACCTTGCGACCTCAAACGTCGAGCCTGTCTTCATGGGCCGCACAACCCCCGGCGCTTTCCGTCGCTCTTCGCCGAGCAAGTTTTACGGGGAGGTATCCATCGACATCGAGGACGGCATATCCGAGCTTGGTGAGACGAAACTGCGCCGGGCCTACGGGTTCGACACCTTCGACCTCTCAGATCCGGCAAGCGAGGCGACAAGCCTTTACCATTCGATAGCGCGGCTTGTCACGCAGAAAGAGATCCGCAACTATATCGGTAATTCATCGGTAGAAAACGCCAACGCCAATTCCTGGACAAACACGGGCATGGCTACGTTCGATCGCTCGAACACCTACGCACAGTTCGGAACCTACTCGATGAAGTGCATTGCGGACACCATCGGCGACAAGGTTACGCAGAGAATCACTTTCGTGGGTGATGACAAGATCGACGTTGACGACGTGTTCAACTTCGCTTGCTTCATCCGTCAGGGCACCGCGTCAGCCGTGAAAATAATGATCGAGGAAACCGACTCAGGCGGCACGATAATTGGTTCGGCGAGCGAGACGGCCTGCGGCACGGACACGGCGTTCTTTACCCGCGCGAACGTGTCGCGCACCATCCTTTCTTCATCATGCGTCGGTCTGCGTGTTACCATCTATGCCGTCGCCACTTCCACATTCTACGCGGACGGCTTCATGTTGACGCGCGGGATCGATCCTGTTGACTGGTTCATCGTCAACGCCAACGACGGGACATCCGGAGTGATCAGCGCCGATTCCTACACCGCCGGCCTTTACGACAGCGTTGCAATCGACGCCGACGCGGTTGACATCGCACACCCCTACGCGCTTGTGGAAAAAGGGAACACGGCATGGGACGCGCTCAAGAAGATCGGGGATGCTTCGATAGCGGCTTACAACGGCATGAGCCCGGACGGGGTGCTGCAGTTCAGGGTAAGGTATAACTCCGATGATATGGAAAACCTGGGGGACATCGAGAGCTTCGGGGGCGTGGCGACAAGCCTCGACGTTGACGGAGCGAACTCGATCAAGGTGCATGGGGTAATAATCAATGGAAGTGCAGGAAGTGGATCGACACCTACAAAGAAGATATGGTCCGGTGAGGCTTCGGGGGTATTCCAGACCGACGACGGAGGGAAGATGCTCCATCCAATATCGGACGCGGCGTATATGTCGGTATCAGGCGCTACGGAAATTGAACTGAAATACAGCGAGGATCTATGAGCAAAAGGCTCGACCTGACAAAGGTTTCAGAAAACTATTCTGAAAGCGACACTGGATGGCGAACATACAATCCAGCCATGGGCTTTGGAATCAAGCTTGACTCGAGCAGAAAATATACTCCAGAAAAGAAAACGATAAAAATACTTGGCGCAAACGACGTTGTTTTCCATGAGGTGACATACAATGCAGGCGACGGATCATCCAAGGCAATAGACGGACTGACAGAGACAATCGACAAGACGACCTACCCTGACCGCGCGATACTGAAGCTTTACAACGGTCGCGGTTTCAACGTTTACCTACGATCAGCGACGCTTGACGGAAAACTAATCTATCAATACTCAGGCGAGGCGGGCGAGCTGATCCACGATTCCCTCAAGCGAGACGACGACATCCGGCGCAACGGCGAGACCGTCTTTGAAATAGGAAACGAGTACATCGTGGACGGGACCCAGTGCGCGAAGATCGCTGACTACTGGTACAAGGCCCTGGGAAAGAAAAAGCACATGTACGCCCTGTCAATACCCGGATCATGCCCGTGGTATTCCGTGGGCGACTGGTATAATCTACAGGTTGGGGAGGCTGACACAAATGAATACATCGACGCGGCGGTTGAATGTTTCGCGGTTGACGTTGAGCGCAGTGCTGGCGGCATCGGCTCTACTAATCTTATCCTGCGAGACGTCGAGGATAATTGGGCAAAGACCACACTCTACGAAACCAGGCTCGCCACAGGAGGAAGCCCCAAGCGGAGAGTCAACCGATCCAATATAGTGACCGTTGCAAGCTCAGAGTATGACGGGACATACGACTACAAGTGCGACGGGACAGATGATGACGTGCAGATCCAGGCGGCGATTGACTATGTGAGCAACACGTGGGGCGGTGGGACGATACAGCTGACGAATGGCGCGTATATTCTAGGTTCAAGCGTATATCTAAAAACAAACATGCGGCTTATTGGAGAAGGAGCGAACAGCATAATAGAACTATCTTCAAACAGTTATCAAATAGTTGTGGGAACATTATCAAATGTCTGCGAGAATGCAACTCTATCAAACTTCAAGGTTCTATCGTCAACCCCAGCCATCCCGGGATTCTCAGGAACAGACATGATTACCGGGTCATACTTTAACAAGATATATGTTATGAATATAATGATTGACGGCAATGACACTCGATCAGGAATTAATTTACAGTCAGCGTTAGGGTATGGTTTTGATTCTATAGTGTCAGAATGTATTTTTACAAAATGTTACAGTTCATCGATTGCTTTGGGTGGGCAAAGATTAAGAGTCTCAGACTGTGTGATAAGCAACAATAAGGATGGATCGGCTTTTTACATCTCAGGCGGAGATAATATTGTATCAGGCTGTAATTTTGTGAACATAAACGTAAATAGTGATGATGGATCTATAAGAAGTGGCATTGAACTACTTGGCAACAGAAATTCTATTAATGGTTGCCGCATTCAGACAGTGAATGTATCTGCGTCTTACTCATCTCGCGGTATATATGTTGTAGGTGATAATTGCACTGTCTCCAATAATATCGTTACAACATGTGGAACCGGCATTGTGATTGCGGCTAATGCTGACCGAACGGTATTGACCAATAACCGATCCACAAACAACACAACTGCAAATTTCTCAGATTCCGGCACAAACACAACTGATGCTGGAAATGACTGGAATTAACGGAGGTTTCAACTCATGACGCGACTACAGATTTTCGACCGATGCACCAAAGGCCCGTGGACAACTTCCGGGCTGGGCGTCCAATGGCGCTGGAAGGACGGCGTGCTTGCCTTCCAATGCACGCGCGACCGTCAGGACTGGCTTTTCAACCTGTTTGCCGGCCGGGCTGAAATCGACGGGGACCTTGCCCATGCCGGGTTCGCCTCATTGTGGGCGTCGGTTCTTCATGAGGTTGCGGAGGCCGTGGGAACGACGTCCGGCTTCCAGATCGAGGGCTACTCGCAGGGGGCGGCGCTGGCCACCCTTGCGTACCGTTATTTCGACAAGCGGGGACAGAGACCGCATGGTAACGTGTTCGGAAGCCCAAAGGTATTCGCGCAGAAAGTGACCTGCGAGGATCTTGAAAACATCCAGACCCACGGGGACCTCGTTTCCGCCCTTCCATTCTTCCCGTGGTTCAGGCACACCGGGACCGTGATAAGATTTGGCAAGCAGCAGATGATACCGACGCCCATGAAACACACGCCGGAAGAATACCGAAAAGCATTATCATAAAGGAGCCGGCATGACCGAAGCGGAGCAGGGACGGATAAGCGAGAAAGTGGACACCGTGGCGAGGGACGTAAGCAAGCTCTGGACGGAGCACCGGGTTCTTTCGTCGGTTGTGCAGGGGCCGGACGGCTCGAACGGGCTGAAAAGCCGCGTTGTCACCCTGGAGGAATGGAAGGAGAAGCACATGGAGGCTTCAGGGGAACTCAGGAAAGAGCTTGCCCACTATTTCGACGTCAAGCGGGAAAGCACCTGCCACGGGATCAAGGCGCTTGACGAACATATAGCCCAGCACATCAAGCTTTCCGAGGCGTCGGCCATGAGCAAGGAAAGCAAGGTGAAAGCCTTCCTCCAGGGATGGGGGCAGGTGCTTCAATTTATCGGAATCATCATTGTCGCCCTCATTGCGGCGGCGAAGGTATGACGGTCCCCTGGGTATGGCAGCGGGACGCCGGAATCCTGAAGGTTGACGGGACCGATTACGAGTGCCTGTCAAACGTCCGGAACGAATTGAACGGGAAGCGCCGCCTTCACGACTCGAAAGAGGTTGTTCGCATGATCCCGACATCCCACCCATACATGCCGCGACCGTTCCCCCTGGGTAGATGGTCCATCCTGGGGGTGATACGCAGGCACCCCGGAGATCCACGGTACAACGTGCTTGGGCCGGTTTTCATCCGCACCGACGCAAGCCAGGTCCTGCCCGTCTGGGCGCTTGACAGCCTGGGAGGTTACGACCACGAGACAGACGAGCTGGTTATGGATACGGCATACGGCTTGCACGCTTCCCCTGACTCGCTGACAACTTGGGGGTGCGGGCGGCTTTCATCGGCGACCGTCGCCCGCGAGCTGGGGCGGCTGGTGGACATAAACGACAGGATAATTCTGGAGGTGGTTTAATGGGGTTCGGGTTAGACCTTAAAGGCATTGGCGACATACTCACCGGAGCCGGGACACTCGCAAAGGATGTCCGCTCAGCAGTAACCGGCGAGATAAGCCCGGAAAAGAAGGCGGAACTCGCTTTGAAGGCGCAGGAAATGGAGCTGGCACTTTCAACCGCCCAGACCCGCATAAACGAGATCGAGGCGGGATCAAGTAAGTGGTTTGTGGCATCCTGGCGGCCTGCCGTAGGATGGATATGCGCCATGGGTCTTTTCTACGGGACCATCGGCAAGCCCTTCATCGAGTTTATAGCCCGTGTTTTCGGGTACGCGGGTGAATTCCCGGCGATAGACTCCGACACCCTGAACACCACTCTTTTCGGGATGCTCGGCCTTGGCGTCATGCGTACCGCCGAAAAGATCAAGGGTGCCGCCGGTAATCACTAAATCAACGCCATAGCGCATCGCCAACGGCCCTTGGCTGGCCTCAGGTGGGCTTTTGCGGCGCTTTACTGCTGACACAACCCCTACAGCCCTGCCCTTCACCGGGCGGGGCTTTTTTTTGTCGAAAAATAATTGAAAATAATTGAAATAATCGCTTGACAGGCTAACCGATTGGGTATATAGTTATATCAAGGTTAAGGGGGACAAGATGGTACAGATTACAAAGACTGATGGATCGGTAGTAGAGATGGCCGGGTCGATGAGTGACAAGCTTTTTGCCAGGCTTGCCAAGACCCAGGGATGGGCGTCATACAAAGAGACGATCATGACCAGAGAGCAGGCGCTGGCCAAGATGAGTGATAAGGACCGCGAGGCCAAAGCTTACTATGACAGCAAGGCCAGGACCGAAAAGGCTCTTAATTTCTAGGGGGGCATGATGTATATATCAGGAGTACGGGATAGGCTAACCGGAGAGGTGGTTTATCAGGCAACTGGCGAGACGTATTTTGATGCTCACAAAAAGTCAGAAAAATGGTGCAAGGCAAACCTTGGAGAGCGGGGTGCTATCATTGATGACCTGAAATCAGCCGCCTCCGCCCTCGGCAAGAAGGGCGGCGCGTCAAGGTCCGAGGCCAAGCGCCGGGCCGCGAAAGAGAACGGCAAGAAGGGCGGACGCCCCAAGAAGGTTGCACCGCCCGAACCAGTCGAGGTGCAACCATGAACCAAGATCAATACGACCTGCTTTTCAAGCTCTTGATCGAGGGATCGACAAGCCTATACTTGAAAGGCGAAAAGATGATGACATCGGCCCCGGCCAGTATCTGCATAGCGTTGACGGAAACGCTCGGGCCGGAAGAGCGGGAGAAACTCAGGGCGACTATGAAAGCGGCAAGCGACGCCGCGCTATCAAAATACAGGGGTGAGGCATGAAGATCAAGCGTGAGGATAGAATGTGGTACGTGTTTATCTGCGGTCGGTGGGTGCCCGTGGGGACGCTGAAAAACGCCATTGTAGCCATGGAGGTGCGGAAATGATGGTGCTTTCGTACATCGTCGCAGGATTCGCCATCGCCTTCGTTGTTATTTTCGGGCTTGGATCTGTTTACCTTGCCCGGGAAAACTCGAAGCGCCGCCACTCCGAGACCATCAAGAGGTTGCCCCTGTGAAATACGGCAAGGCAAAGCGCGGGCGGTCATACGCCGAGAATAAGGCCATGGCCGCCTACCGCCTTGAGCACCCGGTTTGCGAGGCTTGCGGACGGGAGCAGTCCCAGCACACGCACCACATAATCACAAAGCGCGCCGGTGGACCGGGGGAGTCGTGGAACTTCCTGGCCCTTTGCGCCGTGTGTCACTCGACAATCCACGATGCGGGGTGGAAAAGTTCATGCGACCGGTTCCCCCGGATAGCGGGGAAGATCGTGTCAGCCCGTGTCATGGATGGTAGAAGTCTTAAATAGAATAAACGAAGGGGCGGCTAAGTGCGTCATGGGACTCAGCCGGGAATGCGCATCCGGTGCCAGGCTGGTTCGACTCCAGCCCCCTTCATACCCCGCACGGTGTTTCGGCCCGGCGGTCAATCTGTCCGCTCTTGACCCCGGAGACCATAGGGGTGGGTACTGGTGTAACAGCCCCGCGCCGCCGTTGGCGCAACACGGGGCGCATTTTTACAACGGAGGGGACAGGTGGACATGCTCAATTCGCTTTTAATCGAAGGCCGGATCTTTGGGGAGGTGGAGGCATTGCAGACCCCGAAAGGCATCCCGGTAGCGCTATTCAGCGTAGCGTCAGATCGTTTCGAGAATCAGGAAAAGCACGCCATCGTTGTAGATGTCGAGGCCTATGGAAAACTTGCCGCGAACCTTGAAGGGCTGAAGGACGGTACGGCAATTCGCATTGCTGGCCGGCTCGCATATAAATGGGGGGATGCAGGCAAGCGCGTTGTCGTTATCGCCGAGCACGTGGAATTCAAGCCGATATAGCATGTGTGCCATAGCCTTCGCCGCTTTTGTCCTGGTGTCGTCAAGCCTGAGCGCAGACCAGATCGGAGCCGAGACGCTTTCCAGGGTGCTTGCCATCGGTGATGCCGAGGGGGTTCCCCGTTCCGTGGTGTTCGCGCTCATGGCAGAGGAGTCAGGCGGGGACGCGGAGGCGGTGAGCTGGATGACACGTGAGGGCTACCGGAGCGAGGGGCTATTCCAGCTCTACACCCGCCCGGATAACATCGGACACCTGCTGGACTGCCACTGGCGGGGAGACCGGAGGGCGTTCAGGATCATGGACCCGATAGACAATTCACGGGTGGCGCTGGCCTACCTTGCCGACTTGCACCGGCGATTCGGCAACTGGTTCCAGGCACTACTTTTCTACAATTGCGGGCGTGTTGTAGACGCCCCGGAAAGCACGCGGGCTTATGCCAAAAGGATCATAAATGCGAGGTGACAGAATGACGCTTGAAGAGATCGAACAGACGGCAAGCTATGCCCTGGACGTGTTCGGGGACGAATGCCAGATACTCAAATGCGCCCAGGAATGCGCCGAGGCTTCCGCCGCCCTGCTGAAATTCCACGAACGCGGGGACATCCGGGACCGGGACCATGCCGCAGAGGAACTTGCCGACGCGCTATTGTCCATAACATCGGCGCAACAGGTGATCGGAATTGACCTGGTGGCTGAATGGTTGCAGACGAAGGCCGTGAGACTCCAAGCCCGTGTCAACAGCGAGCTGGATTATATGGAGGATGAACCATGTCATTAAAACCTATATGGGTTGTGATTGACAACAGGATTGTCAGGTTCGGGAAAATAGCCGATTGCATGAAGCTTCTGGGCATCAAGCAATCCACGGTCTACACCTACCGATTACGCGCCCGCCAGGAAGGCAAGCACGAGTTCGCCATAAACGGCATCCGCTTCTTTACCGCAGATCCCGGTAACATCCTGAACGAACCCGGCGACAAACTGCTGGACCTGTTCCGCAAGATGGGGCACAAGCGTTTGCTTTCCGGGCTATGCACGCGGCGTCAGGGTGTCTGCCGTGGGCAATGGGTCTGAGCGCCGGAACGTTTCCGGGTGCTTGTCCCTCGTGTGCAGTACTACGCACCGGCGGCAATACGAGGCAAGGTCAAGCCCTTCAATTCTCGCGGCATCCTTCACGGCCATGAGATCCGACTTTTCAAAACGTATACTGACTGCTGGTTCTTTCATAATCTAAGGATATGCACGCAGTCAAAAAATGTCAATAGTACCATTATAGGCTCTTGACAGATTGCCATAGCATACATTATACTATCATTAGATATTAAGGAGGGCTACATGATCGACACGCAGGACTTGACTTTAGTGGTGCGGGAACAGCTTCCCGGCTCGCTTATCACCAACGCTTTGGAGATCAAGGCATACGTGACCGAGCGGGTGAAGGACTACATCCCCGAGAATTACTACGACAATTTAGACGCGGCGAAGAAGGACCGCGCCGAACTGAACACCGCCGCAAAGACCCTGAACGCAAAAAGGCTGGAACTGGAAAAGGCTTTCAATAAGCCCTTTGAAGAGTTCAAGGCCATCATAAACGACACGGTTAAGGCCATCACCTTTGCCAGCTCGAAACTTGACGAAGTGGTAAAGGCAGTCGAGGAAACGGAAAAGGCCGAAAAGCGGATCGAGATAGATTCGATATGGAAAACGACCGGCTTCGACCTGTTTCCACTTGACCGCGTATTTGACCAAAAGTGGCTTAACAAAGGGTCAAAACTCAAGGACATCAAGGCCGAGATCCAGAGGATCATCGGGAAAACCTTCGAGGACCTGAAAACCATCGAGGCCATCGGGTCCGACGTTGACCAGGTAAAAGCCCTTTACATCGACACCCTGGACATCGGCCAGGCGTTGGCGAAAGGCCAGCAGTTGAAGGCCAACCGCGAACGGCTGGAGCGCGAGGCCGCCGCCCGTCCTGAACGGGAACACACCGAGCACATCGAAAACGCCCGCGTCGAGCTGGCGAAGGAAGCCGCAACTCTTGTCGTGCAGGACCAAGTGGCAAGCCTTGCCGCTGACGCAGACGAAGAGGAAGCGAAAGACCCGATCATAGAATATACGCTTACTTTCCGTGGTACACGGTCGCAGCTGGTGGCAATGAAAGCGTACATGCTCGATCTTGGCATCGAGTACAGCAAGGTATAGCCGAAAGGCAAAGGAAGGACAGAATGGGAGTAATAGCGACAGATACAGGCGGGGATTTCGAGCCTATCCCTTTAGGGCTTCACCGGGCAATCTGCCTTAATGTATTTGACATCGGATTCCAGCCCGGATACCAGGGCGCACCGCCAGCCCACAAGGTCGTGATCCTTTGGGAGATAGAGCCGAGGAACCGGCAGGGCAAGCGCTTCACCATCACCAAGTTCTACACCCTGAGCCTGTTCGAGAAAGCCACACTTGGAGCCGACCTTATTTCCTGGAGGGGCAAGCCCTTCACCGACGCCGAGCGGAAAGGATTCGACCTTGACGCGATCAAGGGCAAACCCTGCCAGCTCAACATCGTACCCAAGGGCGAGAAGGCCGCCATAGCTTCCGTCCTGCCGGCCCAGAGGGTAGCCAACCCCGCGACCGGGAAAAATGAGCCAACCATACATTGGCAACCGGAGACACCGGCATCCTTCGTGCCCAACTTCGTCGAGCGGATGATAGCCCAACAGCTACCACCCCCAACCCCTACAACGGGAACCACCATGCGCGAGAGCGACGACGGGTTTGCAGATGAGATCCCTTTTTGATCAGGCGATAAGATGACCATAACCATAACTTCACCCGGTGAGTACGTAGCCAAGACAAAGGATGTTCCCAAAGTCGGGCGAAGTTATGCGCTTGACGACCTCACCACTGGCACGGGGGCGCAGAACAGGGCGTTCCATTCCCTGCTCACCGAGTATTGGACATCCGGGGCGCACAGCTACAACGCCAAGACCTTCGACGAGTTCCGGGACAAGATCAAGCGTTCCCTGGGAGCTGGTGCCGAGCGGTACCTGTACGTCGAGCTGGTGGACGGTCTGCCGGTTATCCGCGACGTCAAGAAGCGCAAGGATATACCTGCAGGCACGCCTCCGGAGCTGTGCAGGCAACGGCTAAAGAGCTGGAGCAAGTACACAAAGACCGAGCGGACGGACACGATAGACCGGCTGATTGCCGAGATGCACCAGGCCGGAGTGAACAGCGACAAGTTCCAACAGATTCTAGAGGGGATGGAGGCACGATGACGCACCGCGAGACTCTCGCATGGTTCCGCGACAACCCCGGCCCGGACAACGTGGCCATCTCAGCCCCACGGCGCACAGCCTGCGGGCTACCATCGACAACGGGAAGGGGACGGCCATACTACGAGCCTAAGAAGAGGGGGAAGAAGTGAACATAGACCAGTTATTGGAAGCGGCCGACAAGGCATCTCCGGGTCCATGGCACGTATCTGGCGAAGGGATCTACCGTGAGAATGGACTATGCTCAATCGCCCGCATCGGCAACGCCATGTCTGCGGTTGCGGGAACTGAGGAAGCAAACGCCACCATCATAGCAGGAGCACCCCAGCTCGCCGCCGAGGTCAGGCGGTTGAGGGAGCGCGAGCGGGTGTTGGTTGAGGCGCTTGGATATGTGGTGTGTTGCGACGTGAATCAAATGACATCGAGTATATCGCCTATAACGAGACTCAGGCTTGCGGCAAACCGCGCACGTGCCGTCCTTGAAGCGGTGAAGGAGTAGGAAGCAGGGATGAAAATGGGGGTGATTATGGAGAAGCCTAAGCCCGAGCTGTTATCCACCGACCTGTTCGACGATGACGGCGGGAAGCTGTACTACAAGGCGTCCGAGATGGACGGATATATCGATGCCCTGAAGGCGTCGCTGGCAGATATGATAAAATACGTTGAGTGGCTCAAGGAAGTGAAGGTGTGGGTAATTCTTGAATATAACGACGAAGGCGTCTATATAATACATGACGTCTACGCGACCCACGAGCTTGCGCTAAAGGAGATGGCAACTATCGAACCTTCTGCTGGTGCGTATATTTCGGCGTTTGAGGTGGAGCAACCATGACCCTCGAACCCCGCATGATCCTCATACCCTTGATGCTGGCGCTCGTGGCGCTGGCGATAGCGAATTGTTTCAGGAGGTAGACGGTGATTGAAAAGAAACCATTCACAATAATGATACTGGGCAAGCCGTACAAGGTGGACTTCGCCGGGGAGTTTGATCTGCAAGGAACACTTGGAGCCGCGAACAGGGGGCTACAGGTTATACGTGTGTCGAATACCTTGGGAGACGAACAGGTGGAGGATACCCTACTCCATGAGGTTTTGCACATCATTGACAAGGAGCTTATCCTTGGGCTGGAGGAGGCTGACGTTGCACGCCTTGCCGTCGGCCTTCACAGCGCGGGGTACAGGTACGATGGACAGCACTATGACCGAAGCTGAGCTGGACGCCCGGATATGCGAGACCCGCGCCCGCCTGGGCAAACCCATCCAGAACCTTGACGCCCTTTCCTGCCTTCAGAGCACCGACACCGACGGCACCCGCATACGCTCATGGCTGGGGGATGACGGTATGCAGGTCGAGATAGCCCGTGGCGAGGAAACAACGCTCATGTTCGCCCTGTCCTACCGGGCTTTGGCCCACCTGAACGGGCATATCGACCAGCGGCTTGACGGCATACGGGAAAAGCAGAAGGCCGCCGGTAAGCCTTTGGATTGACTGCATCCCGATTGCGTGATAGGATTGAAGCGTCAACCGAACGGCAGACGGTTGACCATGCGCCATGACAGGGGCATAATCTGAGAGCCGTTTATGAGTAGAGCGGGGCTGTCACCCTGCTAGCCCCTGCCGGGGATACTCATAAACGGCTTTTTGTTTGGAGTTAAATATGGACGTAGCTACCTATCCACCAGAGCTTGCCATTCGATTCGCATACCTTGCCGTGGCAATGAACAAGGCCGGAACCAAGATTTATCAGAGTGACAAGAATTTCCTGTTTCAGGCACTCCCTGCAAACGACTTTCCAGGAAAAACCGAGCTTGTCATAGCAATGAGGGAAATATAAACATGCCTTCAACACCATACATGAAACTTTATATAGGCGATTATCTGGGCGATACGTCCCATTTAACGACTCTTCAACATGGTGCCTACCTGCTTTTAATCATGGCATATTGGCAAAAAGGTGGATGCATCCGCAATGCGGACGCAATGCTTCGGCAATGCACACGCACTACAGAGTTAGAATGGCAAGAATGCAGGGAAACAATATTGGAGTTTTTTGAAGATCGCGAAGGATTCCTATATCACCACAGGATTGACAAGGAACTACATAAAAGAGCGGACATTTCAAGCAAAAGTAAATTTGCTGCCGATGCAAGATGGTGCGGACGTAATGCGGACGCAATGCCGACGCATAGCGGACGCAATGCCACTCCCATAGTCCATATTCCAGATAATAATATTATTAATAATCAAGAAAATGCGGACGCAATGCCGACGCATAAGCACAAATACGGGAAAGAAAAAAACGTAATTCTTACTGACGAACAATACAAAGGACTTGTTGACGATCTTGGTGAATCAATGGCTATTGATTGCATTGAGGAACTGTCATCGGCAAAGGCAATGAAAGGGTACAAATACAAGCGAGACGATCTCGCAATCAGAAAATGGGTGATTGACGCTGTAGCACGCAAACCCATCCATTCACCAACTCCCGTTATTCCAGTCAAGCCAAAGATCATACCGACCTGCAAAGCCTGCGGATCAACAGACCTTGCGCCGTCATGGTGCCGGACATGCCACTGGGACTTCATCCAGGACCCGGAGCAATGGCTTATCGAAAATCCAATTGAGGCCAGGCCGTGAACCACTACAACGAAGAGGCTGAGCGGATTCTGTGTTGCATGGTTATGATCGACCCTGCGTTGATCGAGCGTATCGCAACCGTGATCCAGGATGATGATTTGTATTTCACTTTCCACCGCTCGATATTGCACACCGTCAAGGAGCTTCACCGCAAGGGGACTGAGGTTGACCTTCTTTCAGTTTGTGCCGCGTTCAAGGCGAAAGGTGAAACGGATATTATCCCGAAGGTTGCGGAAATAAACGGCGTTGTCTCTTCATCCGCGAACGCAGACTTCTACGTCAAGGCCATTAAGGATTCATCCTTGAAGCGAAAGACGGCAAGGGTAATCGAGAACGCCCGTATCCGGCTTGAGTCAATTAGCGAGGAGGCGGCGTCAATATCCGGCGACCTTGAACGCGATATTTCAGCGGCGAACCTTGGAATGTGCGGGACCGACTACAAGCGGGCAGGGGAATACATGCTTGATACCGTCTCGGACATCGAACGCTTCATAAGGACGCAGGGCAAGGTGAAGGGGATTGAGGCACCTTTTGCCGGCTTGTCCGACATAACGGATTTCAGGGACGGGGAGTACATAATCATCGCCGCCCGTGCATCGATGGGTAAAACGGCGCTTGCCTTGAGTATGGTTGAGGAAATAGCCATCAGCCGCAAGATTCCAACCGGGATATTCTCAATAGAAATGACGGCGAAACAGCTCAACCTGCGGATGGTTTCATCGGTAAGCGGACTGTCCGCGTGGATGATCTCGAAGGGGATGTACAAAGGCGAAGCGCAGATGCACCGGCTCATGTACGCCGCACAGACCATAGCCGACAGCCCGATATTCGTTGACGAATCAAGCTCGATCAAGCTTTCCGAGCTGAAAACTAAACTGCGCCGGATGGTCAAGGTTGACGGATGCCGGATCATTTTCATCGACTACATCGGACTGATTAACGCCGAGCTTCCGAAACTTCCGAGGCATGAACAGATTGCCGAGATTTCGCGCACGATCAAGGCCATGGCGAAAGAGCTTGACATCCCGATAGTCGTAATGTCCCAGCTTACCCGTGACTTCGAGGGGAAACGGCCGACGCTAAACAGCCTGGCAGAGACGCGGAGCCTAGAACAGGATTCGGACGTGGTGATATTTATCCACCGCCAACGGGTCGAGGATATGAGCGATGATGAGAAAACCAAGTATTCAGCACGCATCCCAAGTGAATTGATCGTGGCGAAGAACCGGAACGGACCCACGGGGGTAGCAAACATGCTCTACTTGCCAAACATCACGAAATTCGTTGATCAGGTGAACACAGGGGGAAACAATGACTAAACGCCTGTTGCTTCTGAAACTGCCCGAACCCGCCAGGCCCACCCAGAAGCCCACCTACATGCCGCCCTTCGGCCTATGGTCCATCGAGCACAACGTCCGGACCAGGGGATGGGACGTGCAGACGCTTGACCTCCACCTTCACGGGATGGAAGCCCTTGACCAGGCCATGGGGATGGGATGGGACACCGTGGGGATCTCGGCGCAGTTTTCCATCCAGCACGACCTATACGTCGAAGTGGCCAGGAAAGCCGCCGCGTCCGGGGCGCGTGTTATCGCCGGGGGCTTCCATGCCGCCGCTGTCCCGATGCCGGCCGGGGTTGACCAGGTATTCGGGGGTTGCGGGGAACAGGCGCTTGTCCCGGACCTTGGCTTCAGTGACATCGAGTACCCGCCGGTATCGGTCGAGCGGATGGAACCATACTGGGCCATGGGTGCACCGCATGACCTGCAATCACTGACCGGCAAGTGGATGCCCGTCGAGTTCTCGCGGGGGTGCAACCGGCACTGCGGATTCTGCGGGGTCAACGGCTACTGGGGCGGGGTCCGGTATTTCGATGTGGTGAGCAATCTCACCTACCTGAACGACCTTGCGGACAACGGGATCAAGGAAATCTTTATCGAGGATGACAACGTAATCAGCAATCCGGGGTTGTTTTCGTGGATTCTTGACCGGCTGAGGGACAACGGGATCTCATGGTCCACGCCCAACGGTATAAGCGCCCGTGATCTTGTCAAATTCGTGCCAAGGTTGCGTCAATCGGGGTGCTGGCGTGTTTCGCTACCTTTCGAGACGGGAAACGCGTCCACGGCACGCCTGATGCGTCTGGGGGCCAAATGGATGCCGTTCGACGGAGCCCTTTCACTTGTGGACGCCCTGAAAGCCGAAGGAATCAAGACCTGCGGTTTTTTTATCATCGGCTATCCGGGGGAAACCCTGGACGACATGAGGAAAACCCTTGACTATGCGAATACGCTTCCCCTGGACCAAAGGAACATCTACATCGCCACGCCCTACCCTGGAACGCCGCTCTACGAGGACTGCAAGCGGGAAGGCTGGCTGGTGTCGGATGACTACAAAGACCTGCTCTACACCAAGGGGTTGATCCAGACGCCGGAATTCACCCCAGGCCAGGTGGAAGCGCTGAAGGCGAGGGACCGGGAAGCGGCGATAGCGAGAAGGGGGAAGAAATGAAGATCAAGCGTGTCATGGGATATACAGGCGTAACGATTCTTTATTTTATGTTGTTTTGGGCGTTGCCCATATTATTTGAAGGAATCAAAAAGGGCCTTTTAATAGGGTTGTTAGTCAATGGCGTGTTCGCCGTATTTATATTACTAGCTTGCTTTTTTGTATGGGCTTTCGATATGACCGATTTTAGCAAATAAAAGAGTAAGTGGGGAAAGATTGACACCGGGGCAATGCCGTGCTATGCTTCAGGGGTCGACGGCGGACATCCGTTGACAATGCGCCTGTAGGGTGGCATGATTCAAGAGCCGTTTGTGAGTCCAGGGTAGCCCTACACTACCCTAACCCCTGTCCGGGGGACTCACCGACGGCTTTTTTTATGGAGCGGGACATGAGCGACTTCCTGCCATTCGATGATCAGATCGAGAAAGTGTCGGTTCCAGGGGTCAAGACCATGGACAGCCGGGACATTGCGGAATTAACCGGAAAACAACACGCGCATGTATGCCGGGACATCCAGGATATGTTTGAAAGGCTTGGAATCAACCAATCCATATTTGGATCGGTCTATCTTGCCGGGAACGGGGAAAATCGCCGTTGTTTCAAGCTCCCTTACCGCGAGACCATGATACTTGTGTCCGGTTATTCCGTCGAGCTTAGGGCAAAAGTAATAGACCGCTGGATGGAGCTTGAACGCAAGGAATCAGCCCTGCCCGACTTCACCAACCCGGTAGCCGCCGCCCGTGCATGGGCAGACCAGACAGAGGCGAAGATCAAGGCCGAGACCGCCCTTGCCCTCGCCGCTCCCAAAGTGGAAATGGCCGAAGCGCTCATGCGGTGCGACCGCAACGTGTGCATAACCGAAGCCTGCAAGCACTTTGGCCTGCATCCCAAGACGGAAGTTTTCCCGTACCTTCGGCATCATGGATACCTTACAACGCGGGACCTGCCCACGCAGGCCGCCATAGACGCCGGATACCTTGAGCTGAAGGAAACCGTATTGAGGGACGGAAGCACCATAGCGCAGGCCGTGGTTGCGGTCTGGCAACTTGAAAACTGGAGATCCCACGTCGTCCACCAGGTAAAACGATGGTGCGGGGAGATGGCCGTTTGACACCGGTATACGCTACTTGTCCACATTGCGGAAGAATGGTTGATATATTGACCCATAGCCATGAGGGGAAAAATAAGGGCCATGGTATGAAAAACATATTGATTGCAGTTAGCATTTCAGAGACAGCCGCTTTGTATGATCCTGCCAGACGATCTGTGATCATAGAGGTCAGAGAGCCTGACGATGATTTTTTAATCGGATTGAGAGGCTTGATCGGAGAGAGCATAAGCATACGGCAAGCCCCGTTTGACGCGCAGGCCGATAAGCGCTAGACAGGGTGGTAAAATGTTGACAGATTGCCAATTGTGGCCTATAATTGACCCATGCGTGTACTGACAATCGCCCAAAGTTACGCCTACGCCATTGTTTACGGTCTAAAAGGCGTTGAAAACCGGGCATGGACGACCCCATACCGGGGGACCATCGCCATCCATACCGGCAAGACGGACGACGGCAAGGCGTACGATAAAATAGACATCTTCGAGGATTTCAAGAAAACGCGCCGCGAAGACGGGACGGGGTACCCCATAACCGACGCCTGCGCGCTCTTGTGCAACGACCCTGACGGGCATCTTGCCTTGCGTCCCGGATGCGCCGGAGACATTGACAAGGCCCGCGCCCTTGCAATGCTTAGGTGGATCATAAACGCGACTGATGATGAGATCCAGCCTGGGGCGATTATCGGGCTAGTCGATATCACCGGCATCGTCAAAGACAGTCCAAGCCGGTGGGCCGAGCTTGGTTTTAATCACTGGACGCTTGCCAACCCGCGCCGGTTCGCCAAGCCGATCATAGGCGTTCGAGGTATGCCGGGATTTTGGCAATACCCTGACGATAAACTCTTATCACGGGAGGTAGTACCATGACCATTCACTGCGAAGGCGGCTCTTCGTCCAGCACCCAGTCCAACATCCAGGCTTTTCGTAATGCGGGGCGCGGAGGTTGAAAGACCTCTTCAAGTCGGTAAAGGCAATGGCCGATAGTATCGATCATTGCCTTTTGTTTTTTTCAGGCGGACGCGACAGCATCGTGATGCTGGATCTGTTCGAGCGCTTCATGTCCGGCAGATACAAGGCCGTATTTCTGTACATGGTGAAAGGTCTTGAATTCCAGGAAAAAATACTAAGGCACTATGAAGCCAAGTTCGGCATCGAGATTCTGCGCGAAGTCCACTGTGACGTATCGGCGTATTTGAAGCAAATGGGTAAGGCTACGAAGGCATTGAAAGCCGCCGACTGCGAAAAGTTTTTACGACATAAGCATGATGAGCCGTGGATAGCCCTGGGATACCGCAAGGATGAAAGCCTGCAAAGGCGCGGGCACTTGGGGAGTCTGTCAAAGACCGACTTCATCGATTGGAAATACCATAAACTGTTCCCGATTGCTGATTGGCTGGAAAGCGACATTAAGGCATATATCAAGGCACGCAAGCTTGTCTTGCCGGTTGAATACGCCAACGGATACCGAAACATTGACCAGTTCAAGGGTCGCGCCGCCCTTTATGTTAAGAATTCATACCCGGAGGACTGGGCAAGGATAACGGCTCAATTTCCGTTGATAGAGGCGGAAGCGTTCAGGATGGAAAACAGGTGAAAAATAACACTGTAGAGCGATTCACATCCGAGAAAATACACAGGAGCCTCATTCACGGCGCTCCGTACAACCCGAGAAAGATTTCAGAGACTGCCGCAAGGAAGCTTCGCAAGGAGATGAAGGCCCTTGGCCTCTTGTCGCCGGTAATTGTCAACCGGCGCACCATGAACATCGTCAGCGGGCATCAGCGTGTTGCGGCGATGGATTCAATCTTGCGTACAGAGGATTACATGCTTAGCGTGTCCATGGTGGACCTTGATGAGCAGGAAGAGATCAAGGCAAACGTCCTTCTGAACAACCAAGGCGTCATGGGCGAGTGGGACGTTGATAAACTTGCCGAGCTAAAGGAGCTGATACCCGGCGTCGATTTCCTTGACGACCTGGGATTCGATCAGGCCGACATGGATGTCATGTTCGCCGGGATGGACAGCCTTTCGTCTTTCGATACACCGGAGGTCGAGAAGTCCGAGGTTGAGAAAATGGCCGCCGTTGACGCCTTCAAGGCCGCAAAGAAGTCCCAGCGCGACAAGATCCACGCTCAGGAAGCCGAATCCGGGGATACATGGGCAGTGGCGAAGGATGACAACTTGCTGACAATCGTATTCAACACCAACGCCGAGAAGCGTGATTTTATGAAACGGGCACGCCGGGCACCAGATGAGAAGTTCGTCAAACCGTCGGTATTGTGGGACATCGCCGCAGGAAAGATCAACTTATCGGGGAAAGCAGAATGAAAGCCAAAAAAAAGCCCGGACCGCCGAAAGGCACCGGGGGCCGACCGGCAAAGAAAATCGATATGGAGCAAGTAGATAAGCTATTGGCCATACAATGCACCGAAGTGGAGATAGCGGCATGGTTTGATATGTCCATTGAACTTCTGAATCAAAAGATAAAGCTATATGCCAACTGTACTTTCTTGGAGTATTCGACACAAAAGAAGGCTAAAGGGAAAATAAGTCTTAGAAGATCACAGATCAAGCTTGCTTTGGGAGATGAAACGCACCCGCCAAATCCTACCATGCTGATATGGCTGGGAAAGCAATACCTTGAACAGGCGGAAAAAAGCGAGTTTGCAGGACCCGGCGGCGGCCCCATAGGATTCAGGTTTGTTGACCCCCCTGCTCCAGATACCCAGTAAGTACCGACCCTTCATAGAGTCGCCCCGGACGCACAACGTTTTCGAGGGCGGACGCGGTGGAAGCAAGACACGGACCATATCGGGGTTGCTTGTCGAGGTCATGAACCAGGCCCCGGTCAAGATCATCTGCGGACGTGAGATCCAGAAAAGCCTGAAGGAATCGTCATACCTTTCGATCAAGCAGGAAATCTACCGTCTTGGCTACGGCGACCGCTTCAAGCTCAAGGAAAACGACGGCGTTATCGAGTCGCATACGGGCGCGCGGGCAGTATTCATCGGGCTTCAACAGCACACGGTTGATTCGATCAAGTCTTACGAGTCTTTCAACTGGGCTTGGATTGAGGAAGCACAGAGCGTGTCGAAACAATCCCTTGAGACGCTTATACCCACGCTCAGGACGGACGGCGCTTTTTATATCAAGCTGGGCGAAAAGGATCATGCTTTCCCGCTGCGGATGTTCATGTACACCATGAACCCATATTCATGGGATGACCCGATCAACCTTGTCCTGCCGGAATCGCGCGGAGATGTCCGACGGATTCGCGTAAACTACCCTGACAATCCGTGGTTTCCCGATGTCCTGGAAGACGAGCGGAAAGAAGCCGAGCGTATAATGTCCGCTGAGGAATACGCCCGTATATGGCGTGGGATACCCTACGACAACGCCGAGCGGGCAATCATGCCACGGGCGGCGGTCATGGCGGCGATGAAGCGCAAGGTATCAACGGACGGCGGAATCGTGGTAGGGGCCGACATTGCACGGTTCGGGGATGACGCGACGGTATTCGTAAAGCGTCAGGGATTGCAGGTTACAGCCATTGAAACGATGTACAAGCAGGACACGCAGGAAGTGGCCTCCAGGCTATTCACCTTCGCCGAGGGTGGAAAGATCAACGTGGATGACACTGGGGTTGGCGGGGGCGTGACCGACCGGCTCAGGCGCATGGGAGCGAACGTATGCCCGGTGAATTTCGGGGCGGCTCCTATCGACAAGAAGAAGTACCCGGACATCATATCGGAAATGTGGTTCAACCTTGCCGAGCTATTGCCGACCATAGGGCTGAAAGAGGACAATGAGCTACTTGCCGAGCTTGCCAGCAGACAATTCAGGTACACGCCGGATGAGCGGCGCAAGGTGGAGAGCAAGGAAGAGTACAAGAAGCGCACGGGCAGGCATTCGCCAGACCGGGGTGATAGCGCGATTCTCTGTTTCTACCAGCCGCGAACGGTACGCGCAGGCCCTTCCGCTTCAAGGCTGGGCCTATAGTTGCGCTCCGGGGCGTTTTGGGTGTAGAATTAGCACATGATGGGGGTCCACATGGACGCAAAGCAGATCACCAAGTTAATCTCCGCCGACTCCGCGCGGGTTGCCAGGATCGAGAACCAACGGAAGTACATGCAGGGGCGGAACGTAGCCATCCTGGGACGGACTGCCCACGAGGAACCCGACAACCGGATCAGCATACCCATTGTCCGCAAGGCCGTCACCATCGTTTCGGGGTACATGGCCGGGCAGGACAGCATAGCCTATTCGACCAAGGATGAAGCCAAGCGCGGGATCAAGGGCGTGGTTGCGAAGGTCAAGGAAGCGATAACCGGGCCTTCCGACTACGTTGCCGACGTGCTGAAACCCGTTTTCGACTCGAACGACGAAGGGCTTACGACCCACGAAGAGTTCGAGACCGCCTGTGCGCATGGCCTGGCCTACGAATACCACTACACCGGGGACGGGGAAGCCCGTTTCGTGGAAGTACCGCCGGAACAGTGCATAGCAATATGGGATGACCAATTGCCGCCCATGCTCAAGGGCATGATCCGCTACTACAGCACCAAGGACGGCGAGAAAGAGGTCAAGCACGCGACCGTCTACGACGCGACTGTGATCATCCAGTACGAGGGCGAGAGCTACGAAAAGCTTGATGAAACAGGATGGGAGGCGCACGCATACGGGGAGGTGCCGTGGGCGATAGGGAAAATCACCCGCCGGGGTGAGAACCTGTTCGACCACGTGCTTTCCATCATAGACTTCCGGGACCGGATAGTGTCCGAGGACTACGCGAACGAGGCGCAACGGTTCAGCAATTCATACCTGTTGCTACGTGACCAGCTTTCAACCGAGCTTGACGAGCTTGGGCTGAACGAGGCCGACAAGCTCAGGGTAACGCGGACCTTCGAGGGGCTGGGGGATGACGTGACCAAGGCCGTCGCGTTCCTTGTCAAGAATATCCCGATAGACTTCATCAAGAACGCGGACGAGCTTTTCGAGCGGCTTTCGTATGACATGATGATGCTTTTCGACAACAAGGACCTGGCCACCACCGGGGAAATATCCGGAATCGCCCTCGCCTACAAGCTCCTGCCCTTCGAGTACGCGTCTGCCACCTATGAAGCCTACTTTTCCCGCTTCCTGCAATGGCGGATACGCTTGATCCAGAATGTGACCGGAAACCTGAAGGCACGGCCGCAGGACCGCCCGCAGGTGTCGATCCAGTTCACGCGCAACCTTCCCTTCGATATGCAGTCCGCCGTCGAGATGTTCTCGAAGGTGGCCGGCGCGAGCCTACCGATAAGGGTAGCCCTGAAGCTGTTCCCGCCCAGTCTAATACCGGACATCGAGGAGACGGCGCAGGAAATAGAGCGGAACATGGCAATACCGGACATGGACACCGAAGAGCCAAAGGAAGAGCCGGACGACGTAAATGCCTGAATTCCGCGACCTTGCCAAGCTCCAGGAATCTCAATTCATGGCTTGGGAAGAGCGCCAGAAGATCATCGACCGCGTGCTACTCGCAAACTACCGCGCCGCATACAAAGAGACCATGGCGCAGATTGCCAGCCTGTACGCCAAGGTAGGGCTTGACGATCCCGTCAAAGGCGTCTACATCCGCAAGGAAGATGCCATCCGGTACAACCAGCTGGGCAACCGCCTTGCAAACCTTGAGGATGAGCTGAAAGCCCTGGGGAAGAAGGGCGTCAGGCTGACCGAGGACAACAGCGCCCAGTCCATCCAGGACGGGTACTACCGCAACGCATGGGCGTACACGCAGACGGTCGGTATGGAGCTTGGTATCCCCGCCCTGCCCATCGACGCGATACGCGAAGCGGTCTACCCATCGTTACGTTTTGGACCAAAAAAAGAGACGGGCCTGAATCTCGTGTCAACGTGGAACAAGAATTCAACCGACATGCTCTACAAGACGCAAAGCGCCCTCATGCGTGGCATAACCATGGGCCAGAGCTACACCAAGATGGCCGGGTCCATCAAGACCGAATTCGACAAGGGGCTATGGCAGGCCATGCGTGTCGTCAGGACGGAAGCCGGTCGGTGCTGGTCCGAAGGGGCGGAAAAGTCCCATGAGGCGGCGATTGAGGCCGGCCTTGACGTCAAGAAGCGGTGGAGCGCCGCGCTGGACAAGCGGACGCGGATTGAGCACGCCCGTCTTGACGGGACCTATGCTGACAAGGACGGGCTATTCTGGATCGGGGGTGAAGGACAGCCACAGCCGCGCCTTTTCAGCGACCCGGCGCAAAGTATAAATTGCCGTTGCGCCGTTTACGACGTGCTGGAAGGGCTGGAACCTACCATGCGCCGTATCCGTGACCTGGAAGGCGATGACGGGTATTCAAGCGAGAAGGCAAAATCGCGGATCGTGCCTTATCAGTCTTTCGAGACATGGGCGAAACCGCAAGGATGGACGGCTGACAAGGGCTGGCCGAGGATAACGACTACAGCCGCGCAGGCTGACAAGGCGGTAAAGGCAACGTCAACGGCAAAGACGGTTGCGGTAAAGCCGTGGGGTGGTGAATACAAAGCCAAGCTTGCGTATGTGGAAAGCACGATCAGGCCGATGAAAGTGGAACACGGTGTGGTTATATCCGGAAATGGCGAAGTGGTTTCACAGAAAATAGGATCGAAAAAGAAGATAAGCTACACCCAAGAAGAGCTTTCAAAATGGTCCGGAAATACGTTCACGCATAACCATCCAGCCTCTAATCATTCTTTTTCGTGGCAAGATATATCCACCGGGTCAGGAGCCGGAGTTGTGGAAATGCGGGCAATTTCAACAAATTATGACCACAGTATGAAGCCTGGACCTGATGGATGGGGTCCAGGATGGTGGGAATCAAAAGGCAAGAGAGTTTTCAAGAGGATGGAAAAATTAACCACCGTTGAGCTATTCGAGAAAGACAGGGCCAAAGAATTCAAGAGTGAAACCGAAAGGGGCGTATGGTTTTACCATGAATTATGGAATAGGTTTGCGGATAAGACGGGTGTGGTTTACACAAGGACGGAGGCGACAAAGTGACAGGAATAGACGATACTTCCTTGAATATCATAAATACTATATGTATTGGATGCAGGCACTACGAAGGTGCTTGCGAATGCGCCGCCTTCCCCAACGGGATACCGGAAGAGATAATCGACGGGACGGTCGAGCACCGGAAGCCGTACCCTGGAGACAACGGCATCCAGTTCGAGGCTGAGGATTGACAGGCTGGCCGAAAGCATCATTAAGGGGGACAAGATGAAAGAACGGAACCGGGTAAAGCGGACGATATTCTATGCAAGGGTGCTTGCAGGATTGCAACGGATGATAGCGTCAGCCGATCAAAGACTAAGGAAAAAGATGCGGTTCGATACTTTCAACACGTTCTCGGCAATCGAACAGGCTAAACTCATGGCCGACGGGTGGAAGCTGGTCTAACCGTGACCCTTGCCGACAAGCACGTGTGCGAAAGGATCGTTAAGAAGATCGAGGAGATGAAGGCGGCATCCGTCGAGGGGTGGATTGAGATCCACGTCTCGAAGGAAGGGAGGCCGGTGTCGATAGCGGTAAGGACCGTGGAGGCTATCAAAAACGATTGACAGATCGGTCATCATGGTATAGAATGGTTTTAGTTTCGGTCGGTTGGGGTGGATACCAAGCGGTCGAGTGTTACTGATTGCCCGCAACGCCGATCCACCGGCTGAGCGGGCTTTTTATTTTAGCGATCCTTCGGGACGCTACACAGGAGGCCATAATGGCTAAAGTTACTGTAAAGGCAATCGAGATGAAGCGTATCAACATCCAGCGGGCAACGATTGAGCTTGTAGGGGATTCCCCGCTCATTGTCCACGCATGGAGCGCAAAGGCGAAAAAGGAAATGCTGGATAAGCAGATGAAAAAAGCGGCTACCGCAAAGGCGGCGAAAGACCCGGAGCGCGACTATGAGGATGCCTTCTATCGTCTTTCCGACGGGACACCCGCTTTTCCCGTTATCGCGTTCAAGGCGGCGGCGGTATCGGCCGGGGGGCGGTTCTCTGATGGTCTCAAGATGACTGAGCTACGCGGATCATTCCATATCGAGGGCGAGCTTATAGCCATCCAGGGCGAACCGAATATGCGGGAGGATATGGTGCGCGTAGGGATGGGAACGGCTGACATACGATACCGTCCAGAGTTCAAGGCGTGGCGCGTCTCGCTTCCGATCCGTTTCAACGCCGACGCTATCTCGATGGATCAGATTGTAAATATCTTCAACCTTGCAGGGTTCGGGGTGGGTGTCGGCGAATGGAGGCCGGAGCGTGACGGACAGAATGGCATGTTCCACGTTGCGACGGAAGCGGATGATCAGGTCAAGAAGGGAAAGAAGTAATAGATCATAGGCATGGCTTGGCAAGGCAAGGCAAGGCATGGCGAGGCTAGGTTCGGCGCGGCAGGCAGGGCGGGGCACGGCGGGGCGTGGCTAGGTAAGGCAGGCAAGGCCGGGCGCGGCGCGGCGTGGCAAGGCCGGGCCGGGCGTGGCATGGCAGGCATGGAAATAAGATGGAGGCTCTATGGTTTACGAGTGGAAAGACGGATCAAGGGTCAAGGCTAAGGCTCAGGAAGTCGGCGAAGAGCTTGAAAGGATAGAGTACAAGGACGCCGAAAACGTGGTGGAGGCCGCCAGGAAATCCAATGGCGAGCTTCACAAATGCTTTGAGTGGAACGATGCCAAGGCCGGGCAGGAATACCGGAAAGAACAGGCAAGGTACATCCTGCGCATGATTGTCACTGAGGTTGAAAGCAAGGAGAGCGGGGAGACAGTCATTGTCCGTGTCCGGGCCTTCGAGTCTGTGCGATTCGCCGTGTCCGAGGGTAGCGATGATGCCGAAAAGACCATGACGTACATACCTATCCGCGAGGTGCTTGGGGACAAGGCCATGAGGGAGCAGGTTATCGGGAGGCTGATGACGACCATAGCGGAGGCCGAGCGGACGGCTGAAACGTATTCACATGTCGCCCCTGAGCTGAAAAAGACGCGAAAGAAGCTTCACGAAGCGGGGGAAACCCTGCGCTGATGTCCCGGCGTGGCATGGCTAGGCAGGCAGGGCGAGTCGTGGCAGGGCGCGGCACGGCGCGGCAAGGCAAGGCAGGCATGGCGTGGTAGGGCGCGGCTAGGCGTGGCATGGCTAGGCATGGCAAGGCAGGCGAGGTAAGGCGAGGCGGGGCAGGGCACGTCCGGGCAGGGCACGGCATGGCAGGCTAATTATACAAAGCTTGCATTATTAATATCCATGTGCTAGTATTATTCTGTCGATGGTCTAAAAATACGTAGGGGGAAACCCCGAACCGCTACACCCGAAAGGGAAGCGCTCACCATATTCCGGTAAATCGGGGTATGTGGAGCGCTTTTTTTATATATTCACGCGTCGCCGGGGCAACGTGGCGGGGCAAAGGAAACCTCATGAACCTGAAAGACATTATCGGGAAATTGCCGGAAGCCGAGCGGGCGGAGGCGGAAAAGACCATCCAGGACGCAATCACAGCCGCGAATCCGCTGGCCGGGGTTACTACCAAGGAGCAGGCCGCCGAGTTCATCAGCAGGAACGCGCTTTTCAAGTCTGCCCATGACGCGGATATTTCCGTAAAAGTGGACGACCACGACAAGCGCTTCATGTCCGACAAATTGCCGAAGCTACTGGACGCCGAGATCAAGAAGCTGACCGGACCTGAGACCGACCCGATCAAGCTCGAGTTGGCGCAGATCAAGGCTGAGAGAGCCACCGAGAAGGCCGAGGCGATACGCGACAAGCAGAAGGCAGTAGCCTTGAAGCTGGCCGCCGCCGAGGGAATCCCGGTAGATGATATTGACAGGTTTATAGGGGACGACGACACCAAGACGACCGAGACAACCACGGCCTACGCCAAACGCCTGAAAGCGTGGCGGGACGAGGCGGTTGAATCGGCGCTGAAAGGGAAGCTGGGAAACAACGGCATCCCCAAGCGTGGTGATTCGTCAAAGGCAATGAACATAAAGGATTTCTCCGCCCTTTCACCAAAGGAACAGGCGGCGAAAATGCAGGAAGGAATAACCATAGTTGAGGAGTAATCATGCCTAGTGTATTGACCGCGATCGCGCCCACGCTTTTCAGCGCCGCGCAGGAAGTCAGCGGAGAGCCTTTCGGGGTAGTCTCCGCAATCAATATGTCTTTCGATAACAAGGGCGTCGCCAAGGGCGATACCGTCAAGGTGCCGTACATGCCCGCCCAGAGCAATACGGCGTTTGCACCCGCCGCCGCGACCTCCGAGGGAACCAGCCTCACCGCCAACGCCATTTCCGTGACCATCGACAAGAGCCAGAAAAACAGCATGGTTCTCAACGGTGAGCAGATCCGTTCCCTGGAAAACGGCGGGAACTACCAGGAATGGGTCAGGCAGTGGGCCGCCCAGGCCATGCGTGCCCTGCGCAACGAAGCCGAGGCCGACGCCGCCCTTGCGGTGAAATACGGCGCTTCCAGGGTCGTTGGAACCGCAGGAAGCACCCCGTTCTCTGCCAGCATGGATCTGATTGTTGACATACGCGCCCTGCTGAGGGCCAACGGATGCCCGATGAACGATCCGCAACTGGTCCTTTCCGCCGCTTCAATCGGCAACCTGCAGAAGCTCGGCGCGTTCAACCTCGCCTACGCCGCCGGGTCCGATGAAGAGCGCCGGTCCGGTATCGCCATGAAGCAGTATGGTTTCAAAATCCGTGACTCTGCCGGGATCGTGGCGCACACCGCCGGAACCGGTGCCAGCTACGTTATCGACGCGACCTCGAACCTCACCAAGGGGAACACCATCCTCAAGACTTCCACCGCAGGCTCCGGTACCATCCTGGCGGGCGACGTTGTGGTGCTTCAGTCGGACACCAGCAAGTATGTCGTGAACGAATCCTCTGTTGTCGCCGGAACCGCCGCCACCTTTACCATCGGACGCCCCGGACTCCTGGTTACCACCGTGGCCGCCAAGACCATCACGGTCGGGGCCGGGTATACCCCGAACCTCGCCTTCGAGCGGTCTGCGGTTGTCGGAATCATGCGCCCGCCCCTCATTCCTTCCAACCCCACGATCAGGCAGATGATGATCAGCGACGGAAGCGGACTTACCTATCTAATGCTTGAGATAGACCAGTACGGCGAGCGGTCTTGGGAAATGCACCTGGCCTGGGGCTTCAAGGTTGTCCAGGGCGAGCACGTCGCGATGATCCTCGGATAAGGGGGAGCGGATGCCTATACTAACAACTGATGCCGGGCTGAGGCTCGACAAGTCAAACCCGGAGTTCGAGCGGCAGGCAGCATGGCAGAATACCCCCGTGGTTATCTGCTATGACGTGACCGCAGACGCCGCCGGTGCGGCACTCCAGACCATCCCCACCCCGTTCGGGTTCGAGATTCTTGACGTCATAGTGCAATGCCGGGCGGGTAGCGGTTCGGGAACACTGATCCTGAAGCACGTAACCACGGCAATCACCGACGCCATAGCCTGCGTGACCGACAAGGCCGTAGCAAGGGCTGGAACCATCGATGACGCACAAAGCACCATAGCGGCCGGGGATGTCCTTACCGTGACTGCCAACGGGGCAAACGACCGTGGGCTGGTGACCATCATTGGAAAACGCCTCTAAGGCGGGAGGAAATATGGATAATCAGATCAATACCGGGCGGCGCGGTCCCTTCGCCGATGACATGGAACTCCCGCTTGCCGGGGACAACTGGGGCAACCAGTTGGTTTCCCAGGCGGGGCCTAAATATCTTGAGTGGTCCCGGCGCGGGTACATTTTCACCGCCCGCCTAACAGCCGCCACCGCCCTCGTGATCTTCTCGACTGCGACGAACGCGCCGACGCTCTGGAACCCTTCCGACTCCGGGAAGATCATCGTACCGCTTTTCATCAACCTGCACCCCGTTGCGGTAGCGTCTGCGGTCCATACCGGCGTGCTTCTGGGGCTGAAGTCGGCTTGCGGGAACGTGGCGGCTACCGGTGCGCCATTCCCCACCTTCACCAACAAACTGCCCACCTGCAACACCCCTGCGGCCGGAAAGACCGCATCGGCGAAGTTCGCGGACAACGTGGTGACATTCACGGCAATCCCGTCGGTGTTCATGGACCTGGGCTTGTACCAGGCCTCAGCCGGGCTCCCGAGCGAGCCTCACTACGCCTTTGACGGTGAGCTGATGCTGGGGCCGGGCGATGCCATGTCCATCATGGGTCAGGCCGCGTCTGTCAACACCTACTGGATATCCGTCGTGTTCGCCGAGCTTCCGCTGGCGGCTGGCGGTCTCGCGTAATCATGGCGGGTGGGTCTGGGGTTCCCTCCTTCCCCTGGTCTGCCCGCCTTCCTTTGGGGGGCCATGATGAGCGAGTTGGCAAGGCTTCTGAGCATAGCCGAGGATGAAAACGAATACCTCACCAAATTCAAGGCAACCATATCATCCGATCATGCCTATATCCATAAAGGTATAGGGTTCTCATTCCTGGGCACTACCGGGGCGCTGGCCGCCGCCGGGACGTATTCCATATCTTTCAAAACCCCTCCCAACAAGACGATCCATTTCAGGCCGGTAGGGTTCTACGCGACCGGAAACGCGATGGAACTGAGGATAGCAGAGAAATCAACGGTGGCCGACGGTACGCCAGGGACACCGATAAACAGAAGCCGGGTATCGAAACAGAATTCTTTTGTGGCCATCAAGACAGGCGTAACCCTGTCCGGGGAAGGTACAATCATCGATGCCTTCTACGCCGGTACGCAGGGACAAGGATCGAGCGGTACAGGTGGGCTAGGGGTGCCTGCGGATGAAGAGATGGTGCTACTGAGGGACGAAACCTACAGCATAAGGATTGCAAACATCGGCTCAACCACGGCATCAACCGGATATTTCAGGCTTTTCTGGTATGAGGAAACCTAGATGACAGGCTACACCGTAGGGCGTTCCACCAGCTTTCCATGGGGCATCGAGACAGAGATCCACATAACCACCGACGGCAAGCCCGTCGCCAGCGTCACGGTCATGAAGTGGCCCAAGGACGAAAAGGAGCAGGCCGCACGTGGAGCGCACCTTGTAGCCAACCATGAGGCCCAGCTGGCAGAAAAACCCGTGGTGGCCGTTGACCGCGAGTATGTGGAGAAGCTCCTGATCACGAAGGGCCTGCTGGTCGAGGGCCAGAAGCTTGAGGAAGTCAAGAGCATGACCGAACTCTCGGCTGAGGTGCCGACCTTGGAAGCGAGGAAGTAATGGCTACATACTACTGCGATACCGGCCTTGCTTCCGGGGACAATGACGGCACGACGATGGATGACGCCTACCGGACTATCAAGGCGGCATTCGAGCGCAACGCCTACGGGGCCGGGGATATTCTGTGGGTACGCAGGCGGTCAGCTCACACTAATGACGGGGCAGACATAACGCCAAATGCCGCCAGCGACGGAACGGCCATAGCGCCGATCCGTTTTGTCGGCTGGCCACGAACGACCAAGGCCGTCACATCATCCGACTGGACGCAGGGATCGACAGCGGTAGTCATTGACGATGCCGACATGAGCCGGGGACATCTTGGCCGGTGGATAACCGCGCCCGATGGGAAGCAGTATCTTATTACCCGTGTCGTTGACGCTTCCAATATCGTAATTGACCGCGAGTACGTAGGGTCAACCGTAACCAATCAATCCGCCACCATAGCCGCCGATGAGGACTATACCGAGGCTCAGGCGATAGATGACAGCGCGTGGACGATCAAGAAAACAGCATGGAACGGGGACGCGCATACGTTACCGACAATTGACTTCGGGGCCAATGCGTATCAGTTGAATATAACCGGCACGAATGGCCCGTGGGTGCTTGCAAATCTAGATTTTCTTGATTCGACAGACTCAGCAGGCGTGATAAGCGCCACAGGTTGCAGATTTATATTCTTTACCGGGTGCCTGTTTTATCAAAGCCAGAACTCCAGGATAATCACCACAACATCAATAATGGCATTTATAACAAGGTGTATCATAACGGGCGCTGGGTCGGGAAATGCTCAGAGACTTCTATACTTGACACAAAGCTTTGTGTACTTGAAAGATAGCGCGGTATATGCCGCCGGGGTCAACGCCATGTACGCAGAGACATCTACATCGGTAGAGCTTAATAATGTAAATATAGGTGTTGAGGCAAGCGATGCCGCATATGACATACGTAAGGTTGGGTTTGGAAGTTTCATTGGGCTAGATGTAAAATTAGGCGGAACAAACGGGTTGATAGAATTATCATCTGACACTTCACGCGACAACACATCGATAAAGTTCGATAACTACGGAAAAATACTCGGTGCCCAAAGAAGGTTCACGGCCGCCACGCAGACCTCTGCACGCAAGGCGGTTGTCGCAGGATCGGGTGATCCGTATAAACGCTCAGGCGGGTCAGATGATGTCTTGGAGATATTCAGGAACTATTCCGGCGGAGCGCGTGCGCCGGGATGGGAGAATGAAGAGATAAGGTGGCGCTTCTGGGCCGACACAACCAGCAAGTCGTATCGCGTCTACTGCCAGCAGGTAGCCATGTCAACCCTCACCGCCGCGCAGGCTTTCCTTGAGGCCACCTACGTAGACGAGTACGCCGACGCGACAGCCTACCATACCGCACGGGTAGTTTCCGATGAGACGATAACCGTCCGCTCAGGGGCCGATGATTGGGATCAATACCTAGAAGTGACAGGCATACAGCCCGCAGTTGCCGGATGGGTAACGATCCGGCTGATGGTCCAATGGTATGATGTCGACGGGTACCTGTACGTCGATCCTCTGGTGGTAATTACATGACGCAGGGCGACCCGGTTTGGTTTGACGGCACAGTACAGACGCTCCAGTCAACCGGGACGACGCCCGAGGTCAGGTGGGCTGATGGAACCGTGCTGGTGGTGCATGAGTATGTGGCGGCGGGTGGAATAAAGATACCTGTTGTCATGCACCATCTTGCCACTATTAGGAGAAACTGAATGAGCATGTATCTAAAGCAATCCACAGCGGTAGGCATCATGTTCGGTCCATTCGTTGACAAGGCCGATGGTGTGACACTAAAGACAGACGCGACCACGATAACCGACATCGACCATGCCACTACCGGGATATTCCTTTCAAAGAACGGCGAGCCATCGGCGGTACGGCACCAGAACGTGACCGCCAGCGTTGCAGACGCCTACGGAATGATGCACGTCCACCTTGACACCACCGACACCAACACGGTCGGACCGATTGATGTACTTTTTGCCAAGGCTGCGACATACCTGCCCGTATCCAAGACCTTCATTGTACTTCCCGCCAACGTCTACAACAGCCTAATGGGTACTGACACGCTTGATGTCCAGGTTACTGGAATCGGGGCCGATGTGATAACCGCCGCATCTATTGCCGCCGGGGCCATTGATAATGCCACCTTCGCCGCCGACGTGGGTTCGACGGTTTATGCGACGAATATCATCGCGCTCGCGGCTGACAAGGCCATCGCCAATGCCGCCCTTGCCACAGCCGCAAACCTCGCCACCGTTGACACGGTAGTAGATGGGATAGAAGTCCACGTCCACCAAATCGATTCAAGGGTGCTTGGGACAATAGCCGCCGGTACGCATAACGCGCAGTCAGGCGATTCCTTCGCGATAGTGAATGGCGCTTCCGGGCTTGTGGCGATAAAGACAGAGACGGCGCTTATCCTGGCCGACACCGGAACCGACGGGGTGGTTATTCCGCAGGCGCAGGCAGACAAGGTATGGGGGACGGCATCCAGGGTACTTACCGCCGGTACAAACATAGCGCTTGCCAAGGGTTCGGGCGTGACAGGGTTCAACGATCTCTCGGTTACGGATGTCAGGACATCGGTGGGGCTTGCCAGCGCCAACCTTGATACGCAGATCGGCACGCTTGCGACCGGCACCAACCTTGCAACGGTGGACGGGATTGTCGATGCCGTCAAGCTCAAGACCGACCTTATCCCGGCAAGCCCGGCGGCTATTGGATCAGCCATGGCCCTTGAGGCTTCGGCAGTCGACGCGATCCACGATGAGGTTGTGGAGGGGTCCACGAGCCTTAGACAGGCGATCCGGCTCATGATGTCAGCACTTTTCGGGAAGGTATCGGGAGCGCCCACAGGCCCCATACTTTTCCGGGACATCGGGGACACCAAGGCCAGGATAACCGCAACCGTTGACCTGGACGGGAACAGGACCGCAGTCACGAAGGATGCCACCTGATGCGGTTCTCGATAACGCCGCCTGCATGGTGGCCATTAAACTACTGGCCGCTCGGGTCAACCTCTACCCTTCCCGTGGGTGATTGCCATTGCAACGCAGTAGGCAAACAGGCGGCAATGACAGGTAAGGGCTACCAGGTCTCGATTACCGGGAAGGGATACCAGGCCACTATAGCGGGGGTTAACGGATGACAACACTTGACAGCGCCCCAGAGGGCAGTACCTACGAAGTGGTATTGAGCTACTTCGACAAGACCCTTGCCGCGATGACGCCGACATCGGCTTCCTGGAGCCTGTTCGACGAAGAGGGGAACGTCATCAATTCCCGTTCGGGCGTGGCGATAGCGGCAATTTCCACCACAAACATGATCGAGCTTGCAGGGAATGACCTTCCGTATATCCCAACCCAGAGCGCGGTATACCTTGTGGTGAAGATGATCTATACATCGACATTCGGGGCCGGAAGGATAACATATTCATCCTTCAGGATCCCGATCGAAGCGGTGAAGGGGGCGACATGGTAAGCCTGTCAAACGTCAAGGCGTATCTCAGGATAAGCGATACCGACGCCACGCGGGACGCGCTCATCTCACTGCTGATCCCGGTTGTCTACGCGGACATAATCGCCGAGTGCAACAATTTCTTCCGTATGCCCGACTCTGAGAAAATCTCAAACGCCATCTACTTCGACGTTACCGGGTCGGTATACAGGATCATGATTCCAAGCGGATTCTCTGCTATGGGCTGGCCTACGGGCGGGACGCTTATCGTATCAAGCTCACGGCTGAATGACGGGCTATTCACGATAGCGGCTCAGGCGGATACCTACATAACCACCGTCGAGCCCATCGTTGACGAAGTACAGACTACCGCCGGATACACCGTCCGAGTGGACTTGTGCAACTTCCCAAGGCAGTTGGAGTCCATCGCATCCGACATGATCGGATACAAACTGGCAACGGCTGGGAGCGATGGAATAACGTCAATGAGCCTAGGCAACTATTCAGAGTCCCGCGCGGTATCTGCAATCGGAAGAGGTGGATACCCAGACTCCATTTTAAGCAGAATGCCCAATAAATGTATGCGCACCGGGCGCGGTACCATCCAATGGCACATAAACGAGAACCGCACCTACTGGCCTCAAGGGCCGTCAAGCCATGAGGGCGCGTAGATGGGCATCGAGCGCTTCTTCACCCAGTCGATAGCCGTCTACGCCTTCACCGCTTCCGGTACATGGCCATTTGACAACACTTGGAACGCCATCACCGGATCTCCATTCAAGGGATCTTTCACCGAGCTTTCAGGGGACCGGGCTAAGGTGGGCGGTGCTACAGAGGCGCGGGCGGACGGGTTCTTTTGTCTGCCTTCAAGCGTCGCCGTGCTTTCAACCCACAAGATCAAGTGGAACAGCCGCACCTTTGAAATAGTCATGCCGCCCAAGACGTTCCCGGAGTTTCCAGGGCACCACCAAGAGGTCTACGTCAGGGAATCGCCGGAGGCCGTGATATGAGAATATACCCCGTAGAACCAGCGATTCAGGTGCCTATAATTGGAATTATTGACGTTACGACATTTGAGGATAGGTATACAAAAGGCATTGATCAGGAAGGCAATATGTATGAAGATAGGGGGCATGGCTGGGAGCCTAAGCCAAAGACCGATCTACAGTCTGCCACCGAAGAGCTTGACGCATATCTTGCGGTGAAACCATGATCGGCATAACCATAACCCCGTCCCATATCGACTACTCGAAGATCATCGACGAAAAGACGGTTGAGAATATTATAATGGGAGAGTGCATTATTCTGCGATCATTCGCCGTCGAGCTTGCACCTATAAAGGATGGGGAGTTAAAAAACAGCATCATGTGGAAAACGTCCAAGGCAAAGGGCGGACTAAACCAAGCCGGAGCCAAGACGCCGCATACCAGCGAAATAAGCGATCCTGGGCAGGATGAAGGCTACGTCGGGTCAAACCTTGAATACGCCGGTCCAGTCGAGTACGGACGGAAGGACCAGCCGAACTACCCGCGCCAGCCCTACCTGCGGCCGGCCGTTGACTACAGCAAAAAGGCCCGCGAGACACGGCGCTCGGGGGTCATCAAGGCCGCAATCAAGGCCGCATACAACCCGAACCCGAAAGGCGGTGCATAATGGCCAGCACGTCGATAGAACAGGCCATTGATGCCAAGCTACGCGCCCAGACGGCTTGGCTTGCCACCCTCACCGGGGGATTATGGCCTTACAGCGCCCCGGACGCGGCTATCGAGCCATACGGCTTCTACAACGTGATTTCCGACCCCACCGATGAAGAGGCCTTTGAGAATACCGACACGGGAATAGCGCGGGTCCAGTTTGATTTTGTGGTGTCGAGCAAGGCGCACAAGTCCATACCACTCGCCGCCCGGAAGTACCTGAACCACATCGCGCCGTGGGTTGACGGGGTCAGTGTTACGTCAATCGTCGCCGACGGGGTGCGGGATATTGAGCTTACCGGGAACGCGTGGCAGTTCCAGTTTGACGTCATGGTCGAATACACAAGGGTTTAGGGGGAAGCGTGGAAAAGGCGAGGCGAATCGCGCTTGTAGGAAACGGGGCGACTACCCGGGATTCTGACAACTTCGACGGCGAGATATGGACAACGGCGAGCGTGGCGAAAATACTGCCAAGGGTGGACCGGGTATTCGAGGTCCATTCCACCTATGACGCGCCAAGGCTGAACGGGTACGGCGTCCCGGTGATGACCGACGGACGCAAGGCGGACCTGGTTAAATGCGAGCCGTTGCCGATTGACGATATGGTGAAAGAATACGGGGCCATGTTCCAGTTCAGCTTCGACTACATGGCCGCCTTCATCCTTCGCGGGAAAAATAAGACATCCGAGGTTGTAACCTATGGAATTGATTTGACAACCGATACGGAATACAATCAATTCAGGCAGTCTTTCTACTATTGGATCGGGATGCTTCGCGGAAGTGGAATACCGGTGAGGATATCGCTAGGGTCGGCGATACTGAACCGGAAATGGGTCTATTGCCACGAACGCGACGAGATAGACGAAGTATCGAAGAAGCTCCTTTCCATGGCCGAAAAAAAGGTCGAGGAATTCGAGCAGGAAACGGACGATGCCCGCATGAAACTTGCGGCATCCCAAGGCTACAGACAATGCGCCCTTGATATAGGGCGTATGGGGGTATAAATGAGCGCTACTACAAGGACGCTGGGACATAACTGGACTGTCAAGCTACTCACCGGGGGTACGTGCACCGCATGTTCAACCGACGCGGATGCCGTCAAGGTTACTGTCGGGTCGTGTACCGTGCTGGGAGGCATGGACAACCTGGACATCGGCGGGACAAAAGACATGATCGACGTTACCGCCTTCGAGGATACGATAACGAAGAACGTTCCGGGGCGTATCTCACTCGACACTCTGAGTTTTTCCGGGTCATACGACGGCGTATGCTCCACGCAGAAAACCATCGTTGGGGACATCTTCCACGAGGGAAGTGTAGCCACAGCCAACACGGTCCGCGTGGTTGTCGCAACCGACACGGTGAACAAGCGGAGGCATACCATCATCGGGTACGTTAACAACGTCAAGGTGACGATCCCGGTCAAGGGCAAGGGTAACTTTTCCTTTAGCCTGCTTCCGACCAGGAAGATCCAGGTCTGCACCACGGCATAGCAATTGGCCGGGCCTATCGAATGGTCCGGCTTTTCTTCAAGGGGGATAGATGAAGGTCCAGTTGGTGAAGGGCGAGACAAAGGCAACTTTCGGGAAGGGTAGCGCGTTCGAGTTCGACTATTTCCACCGTCCGCTTACGGTCGAGGAAAAATACCGGGTGCGGACCCATATCGTATGGGGCAAGCCGACCAAGGCCAAGACCCGCGAGCCCGACTGGGGGAAATTCGACGCCCTGGAATTGATACGACTTGCCGTTACCAGGATCGAGCGGCTGAATGACTCGGACGATACCAAGATCGGAAGCATCGAGGATTTCCTTTCATCCACCTTCGAGGCGTCTATTATTGACGGGGCCATAACCGCCATCTGGATCGAGGTATTCATAGCGATGGAGCTT